TACAAAGAATACCGTCTGATATGTTGGCTATTTATTCAGAGATATCTGTCACTCAATCAAAACAACTGGCACTCAAAAAGTTGGTTGGTAAACCATATGAGATATTCCCTGTTTACACTGATTTATTCACGACTATAAAAGATGAGAGAGTTCAATCATCAAAGGTCGATACATCGTATAGAGTCGATCTTCCATTTTATTTTCATGAACACCCAGAACTTGCTATACCTTTGCATGCTATCACTAAACAAGAAGTCGAGATAGCTATAAAATTCAGAAAGGCTGAAGAATGTATATTTGAAGTACATTCAAGTTCTCCATATGGTAATAATGCGAGAACTTATTATATGGGACAAAACCCAACCGGACTCATACAAAATGCCCAACTTTCAACCGAGATGGTTACTCTACAAGATAAGAGCTTCCCCAAACGAGTGGACTACCTCGTAACACAGACGCAAACGAATACATTCGAACTCAAAAACGTCGACGCCAAAGTAGATACACTTAATCAATGCAATGTACACGAGGTTAGACTTAATATTGTGAATCCTGTCAAAGAACTATTTTTTGTGATACAAGATAAGTTTGATAATAACCCAAGCATAATGAATGATTTTGCGACACCGTATCAATATTGCTCCAGTTCAGATATAGACACATATGGATTATTCACAAGTTCGGAACACGCGAGACACATTGAACTTGAATTTGATGGAGAAACAATACTCAATGAAATTAGTGGAAATATGGTTCATTTGAGAGCAATACAGCCAGCAAAACATCACTCAAGAACAACAGTATACAGGCGGTTTTATACATATAGTTTTGCACTTGAACCAGAAAACGCGCAACCTTCGGGTCATCTCAATTTCTCTTATGTAAAAAATCAGATAGCGCGCGTGGGCTTGTTTGATTACCCAACAAATAAAGACAAACAGCTTAGAGTTTATGCTCAAAGTTATAACATACTCCGTGTAGAAAACGGAATCTGTACTTTACTATTTGATACATAATGAAGACTGGTTTCGATTTAACAAACTGCGAAAACCCTCAGGTTGGTCAATATATGGAGACAATGTCCAATATATTGATACCAGTGATCGAAAGGGCTATGATACTCGCGTGTGAATACGCAAAAGCATGTGGAAGAGATGCAATTCTCATGAAAGATGTCGAGTACGCTATGAAATACTGTGCGAGACACGAAGTTGGGCAGAAGATTGGTTCTTACTTTCCAGAAATTTACGAAGACGGCGATGATACGGATGATATGGAAGTGCTCGAGGAATGTGACGGTGATTTCACGAGATACGAGGGAGATGATGAGGGGATGAATAAGATAAACGAAGCATACGATACATGGGATGAATGGATCCCAACGAATCCGTCCGAGACGATTTTAAAAAATGCTATTGATAGTAATGGACACCGAGCCTGAGGGATGGACAGATACGGAATATAAAACGTTCAGGTCAGGTGATTCTGACTCAGAATCTGAGTCTGAGTCTGAGTCTGAGTCTGAGTCTGAAACAGGCGACTATAAAACTAAGGGTTACCAGGCAAAAGAATACAAGAAAATATTAGTTGTAGAAGAACTAGTCCCAGAATAAATTTTCTAAATGTAATATATACCATGTCCGCTGCGGAAACTGTCACGCTTATTAGCCAAGAGCTTGAATCGCAATCCTTGAACGCCGTTGTTGCGGGCTTCTCCTTTGCGGCCGCCCTCTCGTGGATGGACCTCGTTCGTTGGTTGGTGAACCAAGTTGTCAAGGTCAACAAGAATGGTGGCATGAACTACACGCTCACCGCCTTGTTCACCACTTTGTTGTCGATTGTCGTCTACCTCTCTATCTCTCGCGTGTCGTCTCGTGTCCAAAAGCCAGTGCAACCATTGTACGCGGTCACTCGCTAAGGCGGTGGTTTCCTATTTGGAATCATTAGTAACACGAAACCAAATACAATTATAAGAAATATACTCATGATAGCATTCCATTTATCCACGTCTCCGGGTTTATCTTCCGGTACGTGAATAATTTCCTTTTCCTTTTCCTTTTCTTTTTCTTTTTCTTCGTCGTATGGTATCTTTTCTCGAGGGATATTTTCAAATTTATCAGTCGAACACGATAATTCAAATTTTAACACGTGATTTGCGTTTCTAAAGTCGTATGGGATGAGACGTCCATTACTGCTATAAAAAAATTGAACTCGTATGGAAGATATAGTTTGCTTTTCACCCGAGTGAAAGTTGTGTTCAAGTGTATCATCCGATCCAGAATAATTTACAACATCGCCACATGCAAGTATTTTACCAGTGTAAAATGGGGTATTAAAATAGATGGTTTTGTTAAATTCATCAGAACCACTACTCAATTTTAAAACAAATGCATCAACACCTTGTAAATTAATACTACCCGTTTTTATAGAATTTGACGTAGAGTGTACGTTATTTGGTGGAAGACCTAATACATCGTGTGGCGTTGTATATTGAAGTGATTCCGATATGTATCCATTCTCTCCTCCATAAAATGCAAGTGTAAAATCATTTGTTAGGTTACTCATGATTATATCGTTTGTGGTAATTAGATATGTAGCGCTATCTATGATATCAGAATGTTGGACTATATTACTCGCCAATTCCGAACCATCGTAATTACCATTAGGTAAGGTGACCGTTTCACTGTACGTTGCTGTATTTATTGTAAACGTGTTATTTCTATTATTTATAAGCAATTGGCTATTATGTATACGAGCTGATATGAGTTTTATCTTCGATACATTGTAGACTGGATTCTTTAAAAAGATTGTATAATCACCTGAATCTGGGTAAAGTATGGGGTCTCTGTCACCACTATCTATATCTAAGGTATGGACCTTCATTAAAATATGCGTATAATATTTTAATGAGTGTATTACTCTAAAATAAACTAAATTTAGCACAAGTGATGTGCGTATGGGTTGTTCATGAGCTGCCTCTTAGCTACACCCAAGCTGCCCTGAGATGCATATGGATTTTGGTTGCCTTTGTATGTGTTAACATCATGATATGATGCATTTGTATATTGTTGCATCCAACCACCAGACATCGGGTTCACGCGACCATCAACGCGTGTTGTGTCAGAACGAGCTGATGTAATCATACCACCTTGATTGAGTGGACCTGCTCTGACGTTCATACGACCTGGATTAGAATTACGGTTCGCCTTACCGCGTCGCTCATCTGGACGGAAACCATAACGGTTCAACTCTTCTGGTGTATACGATTTGCTTCCACCAATGGCAATTTCTGGTGATGCGAGATACCCGTGGGCAAAACTGTGAATACCCGGCTGTGGCTGATTCGTGTATTGATACTGTTCCATGTTACCATCCTTTTTGTTACGCGTTGGGTCTTGAGAGACACTCTGTGCAGAGATAAACCTCTTCGCAGGGGCAACGCTGAGAGTGTCAGTTCGTAGACCAGTTTGTGATCTATTTGTTGTTCGTTTTGTTCGTTCATGGTTTCCACGCGGAGTGCGACCCGAGAATCCCTGTGCGCGTCCGAGTGTCGTTGGGAGACGTTCTGGCAAAAATGTGGTCTTTTCTGGTCGATTGTTTCCAATAGCACCAGCGATGCCACGGCGGCCACCGGAAACATCTTGAGCCGGACCAGATCTACCGGGTAAAGTAGTAAGCCTGTAGGCACCAACATTTTCTGGGTTGACACGCAAAAGTTGTTGATAACCACCATAGCTTGGAACAGATGGGTCCACACCAAGACCTGGACCAACAAGTCTCTTCTCCACGGGTGAAACGTTATTCATTCGGTTATAGTCATTCATTCTATTTCGCATATTCAAAACCTCTTGACCACTCGATCTTAACTGTGGCGCCACTACACCAAGGTTATCAACATGTGTCTTTACCGGCTTCAAATTTTCAATTGGACGTTCCTTGACTGGTTCTATCTTGTACGAAGGTTCGACCATAGGAGCAACCTGTTCTGGTGCAACGATGTACGTCTCCTTGGGCTGACTTAACTTTCTACCTGCATATACAAGACCCGCGATAGCTGCTACAGATATGGGATCAGCCATTCTTATTTCTTATTGATATTTTTATTTAAGTATCTTTGGTTAAACATTCCATTTTGTACTTCGGAGCGAGTACTCATTGGTTCATAGCTAATAGTTCGAAGAGGCAACTTGCATTCCATGTTTTGTAATGGGAACAAGTTTTGTTCGTACGTCTTTGCGAGAACCTTGTTGAATCTAGTGGTCGATTGGGGTCTGAGTTTGTCACTTGTATCTATATATTCCGCTGGAGCGCCCTTTCCAGCCATGAATGGTGCGGTACCATACAACATGGTGTTTGGTCTC